AAAAAAAGCTATTAAATGGAAAGAAAAAAACGGCAGTAAATGTGGTACAAGGGTAGGTTGGACTAGAGCAAGACAATTAGCAGATAGGAAACCTATAAGCAGAGATACTATTGCTCGTATGGCAAGTTTCAAAAGACATCAGCAACACAAAGATGTACCATACTCTGAGGGTTGCGGTGGTTTGATGTGGGATGCTTGGGGTGGCAGTAGTGGTGTAAATTGGGCTATAAGCAAATTGAAACAAATCGACAGAGAGTAAAAACGAAACAAAATGGTGTCTATGTATATATTACCACAGAAAACATCTTAAAAAGGCTTAAAATGGACTTAAAACAAAGAATTAGAGTTGCACTTGGAATTGATGAAGAGGCAACAAAAACAAATGAAGTGCAGCTAATGTTTGAAGACAAACTAGCTGATGGAACTATTATTGTATCTGAGGCAGAAGAACTAGCAGTAGGTGTATTGCTAAACATTCTATCAGAAGACGGAGTACAAACTCCACTACCTGAGGGTAACTACTCTACTGAGGGTGGCGCATCTTTTGAAGTTGATGCTGCAGGTGTTGTGGTATCAGTAGAAGAGGCAGAAGAAACTGAGGCAGAAGAAGACGAAAAAGAAGACGAGTACAACGCAGAGTTGGAAAACGAACTTTTTGCTGAGGTTGGCGCAGTAGTTAAGGAATTACTAGAAGAGGTAAGAAATGACATTTCTAGACTAACTGCTGAACTTGATGAGTTAAGAGGTGAGAATTTAGCAAAAGACGAAAACATTGCTGAATTACAAGAAGAGAATACAAACCTTGCATCACAAGTGCAAGAATTGAACGAAGAGCCAAGTGCAGAACCTGTAACTGTTAGCAAATTTGCTGAAATAAAAAAAGCAGAATTTGAAAATAAAAAGTACGAGGATATGACGGCTAAAGAAAAATATATGTATAACTTTAATAAACTAAAATAAAAATGGCATTAACTATTACAAGTTCATCTTATGCAGGTGAACACGCAGGTTTATACTTAAACGCTGCATTACAACAAGCAGAAAGTTTAAAATACTTAACTGTTAGAGAAAATGTAAATTACAAAGAGGTATTGAACAAGGTTGCAGGTGCACACTTAGTAAAAGACCTTAGCTGTGATTTCAACCAAACTGCTGATGGTTCGAATACATCTACACTTACTCTGACTGAGCAAGTTTTGGAAGTTGAACCGTTCCAAATTAACATAGATGTTTGTAAAAAAACAATGTTAAGCGATTGGAGCTACAATCAGTCTGATGACTTTGTTGCTTTCGCTATGTCTTACTTGTCTGCATCTATTGCTGATAGTGTTGAAACTTCTATATGGCAAGGTAATACTTCTACAAGTGGGCAATTTAATGGTATCAGCGCAACAGGTATGGTTGCTGATTCAGCATCTGCTGCTTATACTGCTGCAAACATTATAGCAAACTTAGGAGCTTTAGCTGCTGCTATACCATCTGCAGTATATGGTAAAGACGACCTTTACATTTATATGAACAAAAAGACTTACAGATTTTACATCAATGCAATTTCTGCGTTATCTGCATTTCCTTTCAACCATATGGGGCAATATACTCCTGAGTTTGAAGGCATCAAGATTGCAGTTTGCCCGGGCATACAAGACGATGTGATGTATGCAGGACAAAAATCTAACTTATTTTTCGGTACTTCTTTACAATCAGATTTATCAGAAGTGCGTATGCTAGATATGGCAGAACTAGACGGTAGCGACAATTTACGAATGGTTGCTAAGTGGACTGCAGGTGTGCAAGTAGGTGTACCTTCTGACTTCGTAAAACAAGCATAATATTAACTGCTAATGGTGGGGGGTAATACCCCTACCTAATAGCACCTAAAACTATACAACTATGGCGTGTGAATTAACAAAAGGTAGAGGGCTAAATTGCAAATCTGCAACAGGTGGTATTTCAGCAGTATATTTTTGTCAATTAGAAGATGCTACCTTAACAGGTATTGGTACAGGTAGCCTTACAGACTTTGAGGGTGTAAGTACATTACATAAATATACCTTACCTAGAGGTTTAAGCTCTTTTACAGAAACAATAACAGGTAGTGCAGAAAATGGTTCATTTTTTTATGAGCCATCAGTAACATTAATGTTGCACGGCTTATCTGCTGCTGACCAAAATGAAATAAAATTACTAGCACAAAACAGACTAGTTATTTTTGTACAATTTAACTCTAGACTTGCAACTGCAGGTAACGATGTAATATTCTGCTTAGGTGCAGAAAACGGTATGGAGTTAACAACAGGTACAGGTGTAACAGGTGCAGCTTTTGGCGATATGAATGGTTACACACTAACATTCTCGGGTATGGAAAGATACCCTGCAATGGAAGTAGCTAACTATACTACATCACCATTTGACAACTCAGAGTTTAACGGTGGTAGTTCTATTACAATAGACAATGACTAACAAATAGTTGGTTTATATTAAGAAAAAGGGGCTTTTTGCCCTTTTTTTTTGCTATTATTGAAACAAATACAGGTTTTTTATATATTACAATATGCTAACACTTGGAACAGATAACGAAGTTACATTTAAACATTATGTAAATGGAAGGCTAGTAATTAACCCTACTAGCACAAACTATTTTTTTTACAAGGTTGTTAATGATATGAATAAGGACAAATACTTTTTTTATCCTAATCAAAGTCAACTCAGAAAAAACTTTTTAGAAACTACATTTAACGAGGGTGTTGAGGTTGATTTCAGCCACGAGGGGTTTCATACATATACCTTATATCAGGTTGCAAGTAACACATTAACTAATGATAGTACCTTAACTGATGCTGATATAATAGAAAAAGGCAAACTATTTGTCAATGTAGGAGCATCAGAAGTTAGCTACTCACAATATACACCTGCAGATACAAGTGCAGCGAATGTAAATACATTAAATAATAATACAACTTACTTAACTATATAAAATGGCAATCAAAAACAATAACGAATTACTTAGAGATGCACTAGGCAAAGGAAAATGCGATGTAATCAATGCTGCCGTAACAGGCAAAGACTATTATGCTTTACATTTCATAACAGATACAGTTGTTACTGCAATTACTGCACCAAACTTAACAAATGCAGATAGGCTACAAGTGACAATACCTGCAGGTACAGTACTATTTACTAATGTTACTGAATTAACTGTTTCTAGTGGCTTAGTAATTGGATATACCAACTAATATGTTACCTAAAATAAACATACTAGCAAATAGAAAAACTGCATCGGCTAGTGCACCTACATACCCTGAAAATATAACAGGCATTAAAGCTTGGTATAAACTAAAGACAGGTGTTAGTGTAGACGGCAGTAACGATGTTAGCTTATGGGCTGATAGTAGTGGGAATACAAGCGAAAGTATGGACTTAGCCCCACCTGCATCGGACAATGATGTAGCTTACAATTCTAGTACAGGTGCTATGACATTTGCAACTGTGGACAAATCACAATTAGCAACTGCATCAGACCAACTTAACTTAGGTGCATTTACTATTTTTGGTGTTGTTGATGTAGTAGAGGCAGGTGCTGCGAATGAGGCAGTAATAGGTAGAGCAGGTAACGATGAATTTAGACTATTTAGGGGTACGGCAAGTGCTAATATGAGGCTTAGAGCTAATGCAGTAAATTACGACATTGATATGTCAAGCACTTTACCAACAGGCAAGTTTCTATTTACTTTAACAAGAGCTAGTGGTGGTTTAATTACTATTTACATTGATGGAGTTAGCAAAGGTACAGTTGCATCTGATGTAGCAAATTTATTTGACTTTACAAGAATTGGTAACGGAGCAACTGATAGTTTAATTTACGAAATATTAATTTATAACGAAGAACTTAGTAGCACTAACAGAACAAATGTAGAGGCTAACATTAACACAAGACACGGCTTATAATGAAAGAAAGACTACTCAACATTAATTTAACAAATGAAGTTCAACCAAAAAGCGTTGAGGTTTCAGGCTTAGAATGGGTGCAATATGGTGATGGTAATTACAGAAACATATACCCTAGCTATTTAGTTGAATTATATAATAACTCTGCAACTCACGCAGCCGTTGTCAATGCTACTGCTGCAATGATTTCAGGTGCTGACTTAATTCCTGAGGAAACAAAAGACTTAACTCAATATGTTGAACTAACTAAATTTCTAGGGAACTTTAATAGTAAAGAAACTGCACACGATATATTAACTAAATGTGCTTTTGATTTAAAGTTACAAGGCTCATATGCTTTAAACATTATATGGAGTAAAGACAGAACTAAAATTAGTGAAATATACCACATACCTGTTGAGCAAGTTAGAGTAGGAAAACCAAACGAGTACGGAAAAATTACGGACTACTACATTTCTGCTGATTGGGCTCAGTATCGTAAAAAGGAATACGCACCTAAAAGGATATGTGCTTTTAACAACAATGATAGACGAGAGGGTAGCCAATTACTTTATACAGGCTTATACAGTCCTGCTATGGAGATATACCATACCCCTGACTATGTTGCATCTACTAATTGGATACAGATTGACAATTTAACATCTGACTTCCACTTAAATAATATTGCTAATGGGTTTAGTGGGAGCTATTTTATTAACTTTGCTAATGGTGTGCCTACGCAAGAGGAGCGAGAACAAATAGAAAGGCAAATAACTAAGAAATTTACAGGGGCAAATAACGCAGGAAAATTTGTGCTTACATTTTCTGACGATAATAATAGCAAACCTGAGATATTACCAATACAGGTTTCTAATGCTGATAAACAATATACAGTCCTGAATGAGTTGTGCATACAAAACATAATGATAGGGCACAGAGTAACATCACCTATGCTGCTTGGAGTTAAGACAGAGGGGCAACTTGGTGGTAGGAACGAACTAACTCAGGCATACGAATTGTATATGAATACAGTCAT